GTGTCGTTCCTCTATATACATAATAAACCTCCTATAAAAGAACCTTTCCAATTACTGATACTTTATCAGCATCCACAACTATATCCTCATACTTTGGATTCTCAGACTTGAGAATAACATTCTTCCCATCACGATAGAGATACTTGCACGTAACTCCTTCATCTTCAACTCGAACGATAGCAACTTCGCCATCTTCAACAATTGGTTGATATCTTAGATATACTTCAGAGCCTTTCTTGATTACAGGCTCCATCGAATCCCCTGTGATTCGAACCAATTCATTTGCACCATTTGGAACAATCGAAGAGGGAAGTACGCCCATTTCAGCATCTACATCATCCACATGAATCATGGATCCGGCAGCAGATTGACGACCACGAACGAGATACACCACTTTCTCTTCTTGGATTCCATTTTGTTCGTCTAGTTGATGCGAAGCGAATTCGTATACTTTAGATTGTCGTTTGGAGTCTAGTTTGTTGTAAATATCTAACAAATCATTATTTGAAATTTTAATTCCCAACAAATATTCAGAGCTTACTCCTAAAGTATCAGCGAATAAATTTATCTTATTGATTGGTAATTGTCTACTTTTATTGAAATATCTCGAGATGGAAGATTTTGGCAAATCCAATTTTCTAGCGAATTCGCTCAAGCTCCATCCTCTTTGATTGCATAAGTCGATAATAATATCAACAATTTCGGAATTTGTTCTCATGGTTTTGAAGCTCCTTCTTTTGCTTTATTTATGCGATTATTATAGCATTAACGTTCCCAAAAAGAAACATTTTTTATTTTTTTTAATATTAAGTGTTGACAAACGGGAACGCCAATGCTATTATTAGGACACGGTTAAGAAATTAGTCGTACAAAACACGAAAAAGAGTCACACAAACGCAACATACATTAGAGGAGGTGATGGAAGTTTGAAAAAGATTTTATTCAACCCTAACCGTTTGAAAGCCGAACGAATTGCAAGAAATCTCTCTCAAGAAGAGGTGGCGATGAAGTTAGGCAAAAATCGAACTTGGTTGGCAAAAAGAGAGAATGGGAATGTGGATGTGGGTGCTGATGATTTAGCAGCTATTGCAACAGTATTAAAAGTTGATGATTTGTCAATTTTTTTTACATAAAGCGTTCCCGAAAAGCAACGATATAAGGAGGGAGCATGAACAAGAAGATTATTTCAAAGAAAGAATTCCAAGAAATGTATCCAAGATACAACACGGAATCCAAATGGAAGACCATCGTGAACCGAATCAAAGCGAGCGAATATGCTGATGCTTATGTACGGATCTCACGAAACGATGTAAACATCAACATCGATTTGTTTGAAAGATTCCTCGAGCTTGAAGGAATCAATTGGGCGAATCGATATGGAACTAAGATGACAAGAACAGAATTCGAAAGGAGATTGGCATAGATGAGACGAAAGAGAAAAACAAGAGTGCGATTCATTCCATTGATGAGATGGATGCTTCAATGGTACATCCTATCGTTTGGACTCATTATCGCAATGATGAGCATCGTGCTCTTAGTTGGAAAGGCGGTTGAGCAGCACGAATCAAAAGTGAATCTAATTAGAAGTGGACAATATGTGGAGCCCGATTTTCAAGACACATGGAAAACAAAGGAGGAAAAGAAATACTAATTCATGCCAAAACGAAAAGCGAAAACAAAAAAGCCGATGAAACAATCACCGACTTTCTAAAATAACTAACTACATTATAAAAATAAATTAAGGAGAAATCAATGAGTAAAGCGACTAAAAAAGAAAAAGAATTTGTCATCTTATTACTAGAGTTGATTAAACAATACAAAGATTTGGATTTTGACATCATCGCTTCATTGCAAACTATTTCTAAAATGGTAGAACTGTTTGGATTGGATGATTTGAATTTGAAACTAATGTCAGAATCATTCAAATTTTATTTGGAGATGGAGGATGAATAAATGACAGTTAAAATCAACAAACTAGAAATCGAGAATGTGAAGCGTGTGAAGGCGGTCACGATTGAGCCTACATCAAACGGACTCACAATTCTCGGTGGAAACAACAATCAAGGAAAAACAAGTGTCCTTGATGCCATTGCTTGGGCGTTGGGTGGCAATAAGTACAAACCAAGCAAACCAGCTCGTGACGGGTCCATGAATCCACCAACACTTCGATTGGAATTATCGAACGGACTCATCGTGGAACGTAAGGGCAAGAATTCAGATTTAAAAGTTACGGATCCAAGTGGACAGAAAGCAGGTCAACAATTGCTTGATTCATTCGTGGAAGAGCTCGCTCTGAATCTTCCAAAATTCATCGAATCAAGTGCTAAGGACAAAGCGAACACGCTTCTTCAAATCATCGGAGTTGGGGAGAAATTGTGGGAGCTAGACCGTAAAGAAGAACGACTATACAACGAGCGAAGAGCAATTGGACAGATTGCGGATCAGAAAAAGAAATACGCAGCCGAACAACCTCAATATCCCGAAGCTCCGAATGAATTAGTAAGCATTGCGGACTTGATTCATGAGCAACAAGAGATTCTTGCTCGAAATGGTGAGAACGCCAAAAAACGCCAAAATCGAGAAAATATCGTGAACTCGTTGCATCTCTCAGAAGCTCGCTTGAAACAATTGAAAGAACAACTTGCTCAAGAAGAAGCGACTCACGAGAGTCTAATGAGCGACTACATCGCAGCAAACAAGTCCATTGAAGATTTGGTGGATGAATCAACCGATGAGATTGAAAGCTCAATCGCAAATATCGAAGAAATCAATCGCAAGGTTCGAGCAAACCTCGATAAAGAGAAAGCCGAAGAAGATGCGAAACAATACGGTTCTCAATATGACAAATTGACAAAAGAAATCCAAGATGTTCGAGACGAACGCACAAGCTTACTCGATAGTGCGGACTTACCATTGCCGGGACTATCTGTTGAAGATGGTGAACTCGTATTCGAGGGACAAAAATGGGACAACATGAGTGGCTCTCAACAATTAAGAGTGGCGACCGCAATCGTTCGCAAACTAAAACCAGAATGTGGATTTGTGCTCTTAGATAAGCTCGAACAAATGGACATTCCAACATTGACCGAATTCGGCAAGTGGTTAGAATCCGAAGGACTTCAAGCCATTGCGACTCGAGTGTCTAGTGGAGAGGAATGCCAAATCATCATCGAGGATGGCTATGTCGTATCAGACACAGTCACACCATTCCAAGACACAGAACCAACGAACGCTTGGAAGTTTTAAGGATAAGAAAGGAGAAATCACATGAACATAACATCAGGAAAACAAGCAAGAGCCCAACGTGTTGTGATTTACGGGACCGAAGGAATCGGGAAGTCAACACTCGCAGCACAATTCCCGGATCCATTATTCATCGACACAGAAGGCTCGACATCGAACATGGATGTCAAACGTATGGACAAACCAACATCGTGGACGATGCTCATGAATCAAATCGCATTCGTCAAAGCGAATCCGACTGTGTGCAAAACGCTAGTCATCGACACAATCGATTGGGCTGAATCACTAGCAATCGAGAGTGTGTGCTCGATGCATGGAAAGAGAGGAATCGAAGACTTTGGCTATGGGAATGGATACACGTATGTCCGAGAAGAAATGGGGCGATTATTAGATAAGCTTCAAGAATTAGTGGACATCGGAATCAACGTGGTCTTGACCGCACATTCGCAGCTTCGCAAGTTCGAACAACCCGATGAAGATGGAGCTTACGACCGCTACGAATTAAAACTTGGTAAGAAGACGAGCTCGCAAACCGCTCCCGTAGTCAAAGAATGGTGCGACTTACTTCTATTTTGTAATTACAAAACTATGGTGATGACCTCAGAATCTAAGAAGAAGAAAGCGACAGGCGGACAACGTGTCATGTACACAACACATCATCCAGCGTGGGATGCGAAGAATCGTCATGGACTCCCAGACGAGCTCCCAATGGACTATGCTGCTATCGCACACATCTTCGCTTCTTCATCTCAAGAAGAACCAAAGAAGCAAGCTCAAAATGTGGGCGTTGGAAAAGTAGTAAGCGAGCCTCAAATTGATGAGCAAGTGCCCTCAGTCGATGAAATTATCCCAACAGGAACGAGTGGAGCAGAAACTCAAGAAGATCCGTTCCCTATTAAAGAATCAATCACTATACCAGACTCTATTCCACAAGCATTGAAGGATTTGATGATTCAAAATTCAGTCACTCCGAAGATGCTTCAAGATGTAGCGTTCAAGAAGGGACACTTCCCACAAGACACACCAATCGAAAACTTCCCACAAGAATATTGGGCATTCATGGTGACGAATTGGGCGGATGTCTTGAAATCAATTGAAAATACAAACAAATAACAAACAAAAGAAAGAGGTAAATAATTATGACAGAACAATACAACAACTTCGAACGTGAATTTGGATGGGACGACACTATCCAACAAGACTCAACATTCACCTTGCTTCCTGTGGGACTCTACGAATTTACAGTCACAGGATTTGAACGACAAAGACATACACCAAATCCTGACAATCCCGGGAAACTTCCAGCGTGCAACAAAGCTGTCGTAAGTATCGAAATCGTGACAGCACAAGGGAAAGCAGAATTGAAACACAATCTATTCTTACACTCAAGCACAGAAGGAATGCTTTCATCATTCTTCGGATCTATTGGACAAAAACGCAAAGGTGAACCATTGAAGATGAATTGGAACACAATCATCGGGGCTCGTGGAGTTTGCAAAGTCGGTATTCGTAAATACAAAGACAATGAATACAACGAAGTCAAAGCGATGCTATATCCCGAAGATGTGAACCAAAGTCAAGTCTTGAATCGTTCACAACAACCAACACAACAATTCCAACAACCACAACAACAATATCAACAACAAGCAACTCAACAACAACAACCATCTTGGGGTGCGTTCTAAGAGGAGGGACATTGAATGGAATTGCGAAAATATCAAGAAGAGGCTCGTGAGTCCATTCAACAGGAATGGGCAGAAGGTCGCAAGAAGACTCTTCTCGTCCTTCCCACAGGATGTGGAAAGACAATTGTGTTCGCAAAAGTAATCGAAGACCGAGTGAGGATGGGCGAGAGAGTTCTCGTCCTCG